GAAGAAGTATCTAAATTATATAATGATAAAGATGCTTTTGCATTGTTAACGTCATCAACATTCAAACGACCAGTTGGCTTTCTTGCTCTTGCTACTGCGTAGTAAATTGCATTTAATTTAATTTCATTGGCAGCAAGTGCGGGGTCATAGTTTTCACGTGGCTTAACAAAAAACTCTTGATATATCTTGTTTTCATCTGATTCTAAATCAGCATAAAAATCAGTAGCATTTCTACCAGGATAAGCTTGTTGATAAGAACCTGCTAAATCATTAAATACACTTGATTCAATTTTATTTTTTGCAGCCTCATAAGAGTCTTGATCAATAACACCAGCTTCAACAAATGTATCCGCGATATCAAGAATAGTACCTTTAATGTTTTGTAATGTCTTTTTAATAGCACCTGGTGCACCAACTCTTCCTCTATTTTGTGCGATAGATACTTTAATATCACTAATGAAAGATAGTGCTTGATTACCTGTATTAATTTTTTCTGCTTGAGCTATCTGTGCTTTGACGTCTTGTTTTAATGAATTATCATCATTCAAACTAAAGTTTGCAATAACAGCATCTAATGGTGCTGGCTCATAAATAATTTGATCCCCTACTTGTTTTGGTATGAAAGGTTTTTCTACACCATCTTTTGGATCAATACCTAAGTATCCTGTCACGTATTTTACTGTTTGATCTAAACCTTCTGGTTTAATAGCAAATACTTTTGGTGTTTTTTCAAATTGTTCTGCTAATAATTTTGCATTGTTCTCCATTGCCATGATGTCAACGTCATACTTGTAAGCAAAGTTTTGTTTAGCAAGCTCTCTTCTAAATCCAATGTTACCTTCATCACTGTCCATGTTAAATTGTAAAACTTTCATGAATAAATCAAATTCGTTTGAGTCTCTCATGTCACGTTGTTCTTGTAAGGCGCCTAATACATATTCTCTTTTTGCTCTTTCATCTTCTCGTTCTTGTTCTCTGTTTGCTGCTTTTGCCTGTCTTTTTCTTTCATTAACATTAGCAAGGTCTGCTAAAAAATTTTCACCTGCCTTTGCAATAGCTGGAGCCATTGCTCCGCCTGGCGTTGGCTGCATTAATCCTAATCCTAGTCTTGCAATAGCTAAGTTTTTTTCAAACCCAAAATTTGCATCTACTGCTTCTGTTTCAGGATACATTTCATCATACTCAGCAGCAAATTGTTGTGATGTTTTTGGCTGTCCTGCAAACTCTTCGTAAGCTTGTCTTGTAGCTTCAGGCTGTGCATACGTGTTCATTAAGCTTGCAACGCCCTCTGCATCAAAAGGTGTAAAATCAGATTTATAAATGTCATCAAAGCCGAACGTAACAGGAGCTGTTGCTCCACCTTTTTTTGGTTTTGTAGGATCAGCATACTGTCCTGCTGCAAACATTGGTCTATTAAAAATAGAATCTGCCATGTTACCTAACTACTGTACATTGCACCTAGGCCGCCAAGACCTGCTAGACCTCCTCCGACCGCTGCTGCTAATGGGTTAGTGTATGGTATTGGCTGTTGACTCATAGACTGTTGAATAGAAGGAGTTCCTGCTAAAATGTCAGCACCAAATTGAATTCGTTGTCTAGGCTCTAAGCTCTGTGCTGTGCTATATCTAAACTGTTCATCTTGTAATGCTTGATCTCTAGTTCGTTGAACTTGACCAGCACCAAGTAATGATTGAATACCTTGTTGTCCTAAACCAAATTGTTGTGCACCGAGATTACCAAAGCCTAATGATTGTTGCGCTGCTGCTGCACCGAGATTACCATAAACAGGCGCTGCTTGTAGTTCTCTTGCTCTTGCTGACTCACTTGTTCCTATTGCTGCTTGTTGTGCTTGCATAAAGTTTTTAGATAAATCTTCAAAAACTCTTTTTGATTTTATGTCTTGTAAATTTTTTGCTAATTCTGCTTCTTGTACACCAAATCGTGCGCCACCAAAAGCTCCTGCTTTCTGTGCTTGACTTGCAAGATTTGATTGAGCTTTTGCTGCTTGCTCATCCATTTGCTGTAAAGCTTTTTTAGTTACATCAGCTTGATACTGATTCATAAAGTCTTGCGTATTTGCTTGGGTAGGGTCGTACTGTTGTTGTGCCGCTTGTAAGGAAGGTATGCCTAAAGCAGTCGTTCCCATAGCGGACGTAAGACCTTGTTGCGCTTGATTAATAAAAGGTTGAAAAGAGGCTACACCTGTTTGTTGTCCTGTTGTAGGATCAATACCCATCTGTTGTGCCGCTTGAGAGAAAGCTGCTGATTCTGTTGGCGCAAAACTAGCTATGCCTCGTTTAAATTGATCAACTGGTGTATCCAAAAGACCTGGATCTTTTTTGTCACCCGCTTTGGCACCAGGAGGACCTTTAAATTCTGGATCATCTATTTCAGCTTGCGTATAAACTTCAGTTCCGCCATATACACCGTCTAAAAGTCGTCTTCTATAATCTTCTAAAAAAGGTGCTTCTCTTGATATTTGTGTTGCTGTTTGTACCATTATGCTACTCTCTGACCCATTTTAGCAAGTTTATCTTGTAGTGCATACATAAAGTCTGCGCCTTTTTCTCTTGCTTGCTGTGCATTTTTTGCACCCATCATTACACCTGCACCATTAACAGCATCTGTTCGTTGTACAAACTCGCCATCACTTAACATCGCAGGTATTGAATCACTTGTCTTTGTACCAGGTCCATTTATCTGGCCTGTTTTTCTTGGAAATACATCTCCCCCTTTTGCCATACCCATAATACCTTGACCTGTCATTGCTGAGTATTGAACAGGATCCATTGCTTTTAATCCGTTAACTGGTTGTCGTCCCATCATACCACCTGCAGCTTTATATGTAGGCATTAAATTTTGTATTCGTCTTTCCTCTGGTGGTCTTTCAAATTGTCCACCATACATCGTATCTACTGCGCTCATATATTCACTTGGATCTTGAGGTCCTTCTTTTTTAGCATCTTCTTTTGCTGCTAAATAAGATAAGTATGCAGGTAAGCCTGCTGATATTGCTTGCATACCAAAAGAAGGTTTTGGATTCGCATCTGTGCCTCTTTCTTTAAATAAATCAAAAAGAAAATTACTTTTGCTACCCATGTTTTTATTGCGATCAGTGTTTGGTTGATTAGTCATTCTGTTAATAATTGATTCCACAGGACCTGATGTTCTTGCTCTATCTATCATGCTTGTATTGTCTGCACCTCTGTATCCTGCTATGCCAGACATACCTGCTTTAATTAAAGCATCTTGTGCTTTGTCACCTGATAATAATGATGCGATACCTGAGCCAAACATTGCTCCAGGCGCTCCAAACATGGAACCGCCAATAATAGGTGCTGCTATCTGCAGACCTTTTTCTAATATTCCTCGTAAACCTTTAAGCATAATCTCCTAATAAACTGCAATTTATGTGATTGTCGTATGCAAGGAGGCTGCCCTTGGATAAATAAGCCTATTTAATTATATATTTATAGGCAAATTATTGCTATATGACAATAGATATTTGCAAGTAGAAAGGAAAAGCATGGCTAAAAAGAAACAACCGACCGAACAAGTCTTAAAGTTTGACACTATTAGACCCTTTGGTCCTACAATAATGAGAGGCAGAATGCCTGACTTCATTACTAAAATGCTTGATGACAAAGCAACAGAGATGTTGACGGATAAGAAATTATCTAAAGAGTTTGATCACTCAGGTAATTTAGCAGGCAACGTTAAACAAGAAGTTCGTTATCCTCAAGACTGGATGAACACCGAAGAGTTTATGCCAATGGTTCAATTAATTGGTGAGATGGTTAAAAATTATATTTCTATACCACCAGCAAGTGAAACAATTAAACCAGAGTTTGTTGGTAAAATGGTTATTGAATCTATGTGGTCCGTGAGCCAATATGCAGGAGACTTTAATCCTTTTCATATACACGAGGGTCAACTATCAGGTGTATGTTATTTACGAGTGCCTCCTAGTTTACCAGCAGAGTATGCAAAGGAAGATCATTATCCAACTGTAGGTGATATATGTTGGTTCAATGGTCAAGCGGCGACGTTTAGTGGACATAAACATCAAGAGTCACCAAAGGTTGGTGATATATTTTTGTTTCCAAACTGGTTAGCACACGGCGTATACCCATTTAGAACACCAAATGAAGAGAGAAGATCGGTATCTTTTAACTTACATTTAATTAAAAAAGACGAGCCACAACCATTAGATAACTAATGCAACATCATAAAGAGACAAAGTTTGTCATGTATGTTGATGATTTTTTAGATGAGGCTACGTTAAAGTCACTTCAAGATACTGTAACAAAATTAAAATATCAGGAAGTAAAGAATCCAGAAGGTCAGCTATATGGCATGCGACATACTTTTGATAAAAGTATTCATGATGACCCATTAATTAAATTAATTAAACAATATTTTTTTCCGCATAGAAATCTTGAACCAATATCCGTAAGTGCACATTTACGAGAAAATAACAAAGAACCTTTGTTTCATACTGATGATGATAAAGGTAATGTTGCCAACTTTCTTTTATTTGTAAAAGGAGAACCTTTACTTAACAACGGCACGGGGTTTCTGCATAACGAAAAATTATCATCACACATAGGTTTTGTAGAGAACAGAGGATTGTTTTTTAATGGCTTAAAGATACCACACTCAGATCTACAATCTTTTGGGGATAGCTCTAAAAGATATACACTTAACATATTTTATAAAGAAAATGTTTGACATAGACAAAACACCAATGGTCCGTGTGACGTGGTTAGACGCCCGTGATACAGAAACAGGGTGGCTAGATATAAAAGAAGTTACTAATGCTCCGTTGGCCGTGTGCCAAGAGGTAGGGTGGATGGTACATAATGGTAAAGAAAAAATAATTATTATGCGTTCCTACAGTAAAGACAAAGAAGACATTACAGGTGGTGGTGCTATCGCTATACCTAAAGATTGGCTAAAGAAAATAGAATATTTAACAGTGAGCTATGCAGAAAATTAAAAAAGCACATAAAGATAAAAGCTACGCATTACTCAAAAACGCAATTAATTTAAAATCTTTTGGATTAAATTTTGATTTTAATAGTTTATTTGAATTCTATAACACTTATCCTATAAGTAATTACCTATCAAAAAATGAAAATAGTTTAAATGTTTTTCAAATGGTTAATGTTGTTAATAAAGATACAAGTATTTTTTTCAATGCTTACCTTACTTTTCTTAACAATATTATGAAAAATACATTTAATCACAACATGGGTAATTTAGATTTTTTCTTTTCTACAAAAGGAGAAGTTGGTAGCAGTCACGTTGATCCTGAACATGTTCTTATTTTAGGTGTTTACAATAACACATATTATCATATCAAAGGTAAGGATATTAAACTATGTCCAGGTGATCTTTTATATATTTATAAAGGAAACATACATCATTCTTTTTCTTCTACAGAAAGAATAGTCTTATCTCTATCTTTGTGGGAAACAAATGAGTAAAATATTTATTGGCACTCCGTGTTATGGCAATATGCTTACAGCAGATTACTTTAAGAGCTGTTTACAACTTACAGCTTTAGCTGCACAGAAAAAGATAGAGTTACAATTTGGAACTATTGGCAATGAGTCTTTGGTAACAAGAGCTCGTAACACATTAGTGCAGTTATTTATGGACAACACAGAATACACACATCTTTTGTTTATTGATGCCGACATTGCTTTTAATCCTGAGTCTGTCTTTCGTATGCTAGACTTAGATGAAGATGTGGTAACGGGAGTGTATCCACGAAAGGTGATTGATTGGACAAAAGCAATTAGAAGAGTGAAGGAAAATCCAAACATTAAAGAAGATGAGTTACATGCAGCATCTTTACAATATAATTTAAATGTTAAAAATCCAAAGAAAGTAATGGCAAAAAAAGGATTTATAGAAGTATTAGATGGTGCCACAGGATTTATGTTAATTAAAAGAAATGTATTTAAAAAAATGGCATTAGCATATCCTCATCTTAGATTTAAATCTGATCAACATTTAGGAGATCCTCATGACAAAACCTTTGGCTATCATGACACATCTGATTGGAATTATGCTTTTTTTGACACAATGATAGAGCCTGATACCAAAAGATATTTATCAGAAGACTATGCCTTTTGTCGTTTATGGCAGAAAATAGGCGGTAAAATTTATGCTGACATTATAAGTGGCATGACACACATGGGTAATTATTCATTCAAAGGCAACGTGGCCACTCAATTTACACCACAGGAAAAAAAATGAATTTAGATTTACAAATTAAAGATAATTTTTTACCAGAAGATTTATTTGATAAGTTGTCTGTTTACTGCACAACTTTAGAGTATGACAACGAAATTAAATATAAAACTGATGATAAAATATATGATGAACATTTTTTCTATACAAATCAAATTTTTGAGAATGATGATTTGTTAAAAGATATAGAAAAATCTATTATAAAATATTTTAATATGGGTATAAAAAACTTACATTTGGCTGCTTTTACCCTTGTAGCCACAAAAGAACCCACTCCTCATGTAGATAAACTAAAATTTCCAACAGAAAAACATTTAATTATTTACTTACATGGTGATTCACATATGAACGCTGGAACTGGTTTTTACGAGTCCCGTGGTGATGTTTTAAATTTAAATACAGCCGTGGGCTGTTATCCTAATAGAGCCGTTCTTTTTAACGGGCATGATACACATCATTCACCTTTATTATATACAGCCGAAAACGTAACTCCAAGATTTGCTCTTATTATATGGTTTGAACCAGAAATTGATCTTTAGCTTTTAAACAAAATAGGTTAGAATAATCGCCCATGAAACTCGTAGATTTAAAATTTCAACCAGGCATTGATAAACAAGATACCGCTTACTCAGCAGGAGATCAACGTAAGTATGTTGACTCAAATCTTGTACGTTTTCACTACGGAAAGCCAGAAAGATGGAAAGGCTGGGCTTATTTACCAGATCCAAACAAAACTATTGTGGGCGTGGTCCGTGATACACATAGCTGGATTGGTTTAGACGGAACCAGATACCTTGCTTTAGGCACCGATAGAAAATTATATTTATTCTCGGGTAGTGCTCTTTATGACATTACACCCATTAGAGAAACAGCAGCTTTAACAAATCCTTTTACAACAAATGGTACAACAACAGTCACTGTCACTGACGCAGATCACGGCGCTATTGAAGGAGACTTTGTAACTTTTGATTCTTTCTCTGCAATAGATGGTTTGAACATGAACAATGAGTTTGAAGTTACAACATATGTTGACGCTAATACTTATAAAGTAACACATACTAGCGCAGCTTCTGGATCTACCTCTGGCGGAGGTGGCTCAGGCAATGCTAATTATCAAATTAATATTGGGGAGACTGCTTCAACTTTTGGATACGGATGGGGCACGGATACTTGGAGCACTGGTGCATGGAATGAACCAAGCACATCTTCAAGTGTTACTATTGCAGCACGTAGTTGGTCACTAGATAATTTTGGTGAAGATTTAATTGCTACAGTATTAAATGCTAGTACCTATATAAAAGATATTTCTGGTGCAATAGACGCAAGAGCAACAGCTTTATCTAATGCTCCTACTGCATCTAGATTTAGTTTAGTGTCAACAGATACAAGACACTTAATGATTTTTGGTACAGAAACTACTATTGGCACACCAGCAACGCAAGATGATTTATTATTTAGATTTTCTGATCGAGAAGATGCTACAGATTATACGCCAGTAGCAACAAACGAAGCTGGTTCACTACGTATATCCGATGGTTCTAGAATAGTAGGCGCTGTTAAATCATCAGGTCAAATACTTGTTTGGACAGATACATCACTTCATGGTGTTCAGTTTGTTGGTACACCTTTTACTTTTGGTCTTAGACAACTTGGTGCTAACTGCGGATTAATAGGGCAACATGCTGCTATTGAAGTAAATGGCAGAGCATATTGGATGTCTGATAATTCTTTTTACATGTATGATGGTGTTGTCAAAAAAATGCCATGTTCTGTACAAGATTATGTATTTGATGATCTTAGTTACACAAATAGAAATGATATTGCCTGTGGTATAAACACAGCTTTTAATGAAATTATTTGGTACTATCCTTCAGCAAGTGCTACAGCAATAGATAGAGGTGTTGCTTACAATTATTTAGAAAACACTTGGTATACCGTTAATCTTGGAAGAACAACATGGCTTGGTGCTTATGTATTTGAACAGCCAATTGCTACAGAATATAGTGCAAGTTTAACAGCAAATGTATCAACTATACTAGGTTTAACAGCAGGAGCTTCTTATATTTATGAACATGAGTCTGGTAATAACCAAGCAGATGGCACAGCCTTACCTGCTTTCTTAACAACTGGATCTGTTGAAATTGCTGATGGCGATGAGCTTATGTCAGTTAGTAGATTAGTTCCTGACTTTGATAATCTTGCTAATACAATGACAGCTACTTTAACGCTTGAGCAGTATCCACAATCTGCAGCTAATGTAACTACAACAGGCAGTATTACTAGCACCACAGAGAAAATTGATGTAAGAGGTAGAGGTAGAGCCGTTAAAATTAAATATGAAACCAACACAGTTAATGACACAGCTTGGAGACTTGGATCTACTAAGTTACAACTTAGACCAGATGGAAGAAGATAATGGCTAAACTAACAATTACACGATTACCAAATGCAACACCAGAATATGATGCTAATCAGTTTGATCAAATGATTGCATTACTAGATCAAATTATTCTTTTACTTAACACAAACTACCAACAAGATTTAAAAGAAGAAACGCAGTCGGAGGCTTTTTTCCTTGGCTAATACTTTTAAAAGCGCAATGGTGGATATTACCACAACAGATTTAACAACAGTTATAACAGTTCCTACGGCTAACCCTGGTGCTACGCCACCTGTTTCGCCTACTACGGATGTAGTAAAATCTCTTTTAGTTTGTAATGACTCTGGTTCAACAACTTTAGTTGATGTTGAAGTTGTCCGAGGTGCTGCAACCTTTGAAATATTCAAAGCAAAGAGTGTTGCTACAAATACAACAACAGAATTATTGGAACAGCCACTAGTTCTACAAGAAAGTGATATTCTTAAAGTTCAAGCCAATGCTGCCAATCAGGTGCACATTATAGCAAGTTTTCTGGAGATCACGAAAGGACAACTCTGATCAATCTCCACTCTTTATTTATCACTCCCGTATTTTCACTGCAATTAAAAGGCCACGAACATCTTATAGATAGCATCTATCAGCTACGTGAAAAAGATGAGATGGGTATGCCACGGTCCAATGTCGGTGGTTGGCATAGTCATGATGAAATATATAGTATTAAGAAATTTAATCCGTTGGTCGGTGACATTCTTAAATATGCTAAAGACTGTTTTAATCACATGGACGTACAAGATGATTACAATCCTGAGATGACTGGTATGTGGGGTATGATAAACCCACCAGGATCACGAAACAATGTGCATACACATCCATACAACTATTTATCAGGTGTCTTTTATCTTAAAGCTCCTAAAAAGTGTGGAAATATTGTGTTTCTAGAACCTAAACCACAGTCAGAGGTACTATCACCCCCTAAAACAGATAAAGCCTCTATACACCTCGCTCACAGCGTACAATGGGAACCTGTCGAAAATTCCTTGATTTTTTTCCCATCATGGTTACAACATGAAGTACAAACAAATAGTTCTAATGATGATAGAGTTATTATTAGTTTTAATATAAATTGGAGAAAAGACGATGCCGATAGTTGAACCTGCTGAATTACTAGGACATATTACAACTTCAGATGGAAGACAGATTCCTCATTACAAAGTAAAAACTGAAACAACAATTACTCACGTTGATACAGGGGCTGAGTATAATTCAGAAGCAGAAGCTCAAGCTGACGTTGATAACCCAGGAACCTCTACAACTGCTGAAAAGATTAGAAGAGACGTAAAAGTTTTTGCCCCTTCTTTAGCAGACATGTTAGGTGAAACTCCTGAGTAATTAAGCGCTACAAGCTTCACATTCTAAATCAGAATCTAAACCTGTTACCATAACAGTCGCATCGGAATTATGTGGCTTACCTTGAATTGTATGTATATGAGGCACGTTTCTGTGTTCTGATAATTCTTTCTTTAGTTTTTCGTTTTCTCTTTCCACTGCTAATAAACGTTCGTGGTAACGACTCACCTTATCAGCAAGGGTAGCTATAGCCTTCAATACTTCTTGATTTTCCATAATATCTCCTTGAT